AATTCGGAAAACAGCGTTTTGCAGGCGATGTTTTCAAAGGTTTGGGCGTAGAAGGCGTGTTCGGCCAAATGTCGAACGACAGGCAGAACGTTCAGGCCCAAAACAACCTGCAGTTGTTCATGAGTCAGTACACGAACGGCTTGTTCTCTCCAATACCCCCGGCCCCACCCACGGATCAGATGGCATGAGACTCGCAGGTAACGCTCTGAAGGCGATTGGTAACGCGCTTAAGTTTGTAAAACCCACAACCAGTGGCGAAGCGTTGATGCGTTTCGGCCCTGAATTGCTTTATGCCGGGCTTGCTGCGGGATCTGCCCCGGCTGGGACCCCGCTTTCGCAGCGATTACTGGTCGGTGCAGAGGATCTGGGGATTGGCTTGGGCTCTTCGCTGCTGGGTCAGCTCGGTGGCTACGGGCTAGGCAAGCGAATGGTCGCCAAAGGCAAGGCTTTCGAGCAATTGACGCCTGAACAACAGCAAAAATTCGCCAATCTGGTGAATATCGGCGACTTCATGGCCGGTCCGCTGAATATCGCGGCGCCTCGTCCGGCAATGAACAAGATGTACAGCGACCTGCGCCTTGAGCAAGAGCAGATCCAGCAAGCTCAGATGGAACAAGCGCTTCAAGAGCGTGAACAGGCTTTGATCCAAGCGCTGCTCGGCGGCGGTAGTGCACTCTTGAGGTGATTTATGGGCCGTTTCAAGGAAGCATTCGAAAAGGCTTACCGATCTGAAATCGGATTGATGGGTCAGCCGTCATTCGAGGAGGCTCCGGTCACCTCGATGGCGAATCGGTCCAATATCCTCGCTCAGCTCAAGGCGTTGAGAATGCCTCCTGAGCGTCAGGCTCGAATCGACGCATATCTCGAAAAATTCCCGGCAAAGCAGGAGCTTGCCTACACGATTAAGGACGCAGAGGGGCTCCGAGCGAAAACTGGCGCCATCTTGGGAACGATTGCCGCAGATATCGCCTCAGATGGCATGCGGAACATCTGGAGGTTCATTAATGCACCCCAGGCATTGACTCAGGTAGCTACTCAGCAGGCGATTGCCAGTGGTGGCGGCAAGACTCGGAGTCCGCTGATTGAAAGCCGTGCCACACGCATGGCTGCGACTCTGCCTGCTGTGATCGGCATCAGCCTGGGTGTTGGACAGTTCGGGCGTGAACCTGGATTCAAGGCAAGCGTTCCCAGTGAGGAAGATCCGACGCAGACAGCAGATCCAGTGATGGAAACGCTGAACCGGTATTTCTTGGGTCGATCCGGAGGACTACTGCCATACGAGGAGTTCGTGCAGGAAAGGCCTGATGTCTCCCGTGAGGAGTACAACGCCTACAAGAACTATCTGTTCGCGAACAAGTCTCCGATCAAGGGAACCCTTGATGGCGTCCTTGGGCCTGAGGTTACGTTCATGGGCAAATCAATCCCATTAATCACTGCTGCATTGCCAGCGGCTGCAGGTGTAATCGGTGCTGGCTATGGAGCTCGTCGTGCTGCAGCCAAGAATCGTGACCTGTTAGCCCAGGGCGGCATGAGTCCTACAGATAGAAAGAATGTCGACAAAGAATCTCTGAAATCAATTCTTAAATACGGAGGTGGAGCAACTGCTGGTGCTGCCCTTGCCACGCAAGTTTTAGAATCGATAAGACGCCAGATGGGATCTGGAGAAGCTGAGTAATTATGTATAGTCCAGCTGCACAAGGATTCGGACGAGTTGCTGCAAATCTCGGCCTAAATACGCTTGGTAGTGCAACAGGCCGGAACTACGAGAGGGAGCTCCGGTTGGGCGGCACTGCTCTTGAAGGGAAGGCAGCAATTGAAGCTGCGAAGGCTCGCGGCAATGCAATTAAATATATGGGTCAGCAAGCCGGGAGATCTGCAATTTTTAGCGGACTAATGAGTGGGCTTGGAGGTATCGCTAGCGGCTTTGCTTCTGGGAAATTGGGCGGTGGCGGTGGTGGTACTGACGCTTCAAGTATCCTGAGCAATCCCAATATTCCTGATTTGGGTTACGGCCAGAATATCCAAATCGGGGATTACGGAAAATATAGTGGGGCCTTTACTAATCCGGGTGAATTTTATGGCGGCACGTTCGGAGGTTACGGTTTCTGATGGCTTTTTCACTTGACGCCAGCAAGTTTCTGGGAGAAGCGAATGAGTTCGCTGTCCCGACCAGAGGAAATAACCTGCGCCGTGGCCAGGCCTATTACGCCTCCACCCAAGCGCCTGGAGCAATAGTGACGCCATTGACTCCCATGATCGACATGGGCGGTACAAATACCCTTGGCACTGCGGCCGACAAAGAGAATGCATTGGGCATGCGTTTTGCCGGCGATGCTTTAAGCGCATATGCCAGTAAAGAGGCTGCCGAAGAGCTGGCCGATGCTGAGCGTAGCGCAGCCAGGGCGAAGTCTCGTGGCTCAATGTTTGGCAACCTTTTGAGTCTTGGCGGAACCCTCATCGGAGCTCTTTGCGACGAGCGGGCCAAGGTGGATATTGCGCCACTGCAAAACAGTGAGGTCAATGACGACCTAGCTCAGATGGCCTTCGCTGTAAAAGAGATTCGTGGACATTCGTGATCGGGTCGCCCAGCTGCAGCCGATTCAGTTTCGGTACCACAAAGATATTGACCCAGAGCAAAAGCTTCGGGCGGGATTCTCTGCTCAACAGGTTGCTCAAGTTTTTCCGGATGCGGTGATCGAAAAGGACGGATATCTATTTATTAAGGGAGATGTGCTCGGAGGGTATATAAAGGAAGCTGGCTTGAAATAGTTTTTACTTAGAATCGAAAAAACCGTCCAGTGACAGATGCCAGCGGGATTTAAGTATCAAATAGAGCCCCCAGCGAAGCTGCCAGGCGGGATGCCGGGTACTGGGGCTGGATACCGAAATGTAAAGCCACCTAGCAAGCTCGAACAGCTTGCAACAGCTGCAGGCACCGCAGACGCTGTTGGGCGGGTTAAGGAGCTTGCCAACGCGGCAAAAACAAGGATGGCTGGAATAAAGCCAGTTCAGTTTGTCAAAGCTAATCCTTTGAAGGCTGCCGGCGCTGGCGGACTCCTGGCAATTTTGGCAGCAGCAGCGGAACTTGCCGACGCAAAGGATCCCTTGCAGAAAAACTTGATCGAGGCGGGTGGAAATCTGACTGGCGGTTTAGGTCTGGGTGCCCTTGGAACGATTGGAGGTGGCTTGCTTCTTGGACCTCCGGGAGCGCTGATCGGAGGCACACTTCTTGGAATGGCTGGCTCCAGATTTGGCTCAGGTCTTGGAAGCTCTATCTACAACCAGCTGTTCAATAGCGAAGAGGCTCAATACGCTAAAGATCAACTTCGTGAGCGTGACGCAATGCAAATGCGTCTAGACGAAGCACAGCTGCGAGCTGCTTTGCAGGATCAAATCCTCAACAATGCGCTTGAGCGCCAGAAGGACTACGAGCTGAACCGACTGGCTAATCAGCAAGCTTTGAACCGCCAAGCAATGCAAGCGGCGACAATCGATGCGTTCTCAAGCCCTTACTGATTACTCATGGCATACGGCATCTCAATCCCTGGCCGTTCTGTAGCTTCTAATTACGCAGCCTCGTTCCGCCCGGTAACCGCTGTTCCTGGTTTTTCGCAGGTAAAAAGCGACCTGGTCGCTAACTACTTGATGCAGGTACCCATGCTCAAGCAGCAGCTTGAGATGGAGCTGGCAAACGCCGCTCTGCAGGAAGCTGGTTCAATCAAGCGAACACAGATGAATGTGGAGGGGAGGCTGGATCTCCAGAAAATGCAAAACAAGCAAGCACTGCTGAAGAACCTCTTAGCAGACAGTGGTGGAGGTCAGGAGGCAAGTGCTCTTGATGAGCTGTATGACGTGAACTACACGAATGCACTGCTCCAGGATTTAAGAAACCGCCAGATGAATACCACTGGTCTTGGGACCATTGGCACTGCGACACAGAGCATGAATAAGACACTTGACGAACTTTCCGAAGGAAGATCAAACGTCAGTGGCTCGATCTCTACGGATCAGGGGCAACCCGCAACTTTGTTTAGTGGTGATGACTTGAAGAGTGGCGTGGATCAGTATGTGAACCAACAGCTCGATTCAGTGATTCAACAGCAAACTGTAACGCCAGCAAAATAAGTACCATATAAATATATTTCCGTAGAAGCGTATGGATCTGATTGATAAGGCGGTAAAAGCCCTAGGTGGCAATGCTTCCCGGGAAGAAGCTTTGCAATATCTGTCAGAACTGAGAGATAGAGGTCGCAAGCAGCTCCAAGAGCAGATGATGGCGCCCACGCTCAATTTGAGCATGGATGATCGCAGGGAACTAGCCGATATGGGGCTGGAATACGGTGGCAAGACGCAAGATCAAACCACCAGGATTTTGAAAGAGCGTGAGCCTCTTTTAGATGCAAAGACGCGCCGCTTGATTGAGTCCTATCAAGGTGTACAGCAGATCCCTGCAGACGTGACACGTCAGCTGTCGACAGATGATACCGAGCGCCTACGGATGATGCTCGATCAACGGGAATCAGCGGGAAGGCGTCGTAACACTCAAAACATGATTCGGAACATTTTGGGCGGCGCAGCGCTGCTATTCAACTGAGGTAAGCCATGTCATACGCAGGAAACAAAGGACGGATGCAGGCCAGGCAGAAGGCCTCTCGCCGGAGGCTCAGGCGCCTCGAAAAGAAAGGGAAAGGTGATTCGGATAGAGCCAACAAGATCCGCGCTCGTATGGAGAGACGTAAAAAGAGAATGGAGGGAGGCCCCGTGCGTACGTCGGAAGGTCGCCCTGCTTCGGGTGGTCAAAAAAGGTTGGCCCCGCCCGGCATGATCATCCCCAGCCCGAAATTTCCCGTCCGGGGCAAGCCCGGTCCTGGAGGCTCTCCTTACGGTCTAACTACGGCCGGCACTGGTTCGACCATGGTTCAACAAGGCCTCGCATCTCTGACTGAGCTTGGTAACAAGTACAGCGATAACGAGATGATCGGCGGCATGGTCGCCGGCACCTTTGCTGATATCGGCCGGACCCAGGCAAATACTGGACTTGCTATCCAGTACAACGACGCCATGTACGAAAGCATGGGTCGCTACCAGGGCAATCTCGAAAACCTGCGGACTGCTAATACTTCCAAGCTGATGGCGCAAGAGGGTGCCATTACTGGTGGCCTGATGGATAAGCAGGGCAAGTTGCAGCAGGAGGGCCTCCGTGTTGCCGGCGACGAACAACGCAAAGGCATCCGCGAGACCGGCGAGCAGCAGCGTCTGGGAATCCAGGAGACAGGACGTCAAGATCGAATGGGTATTCGCGAAAAGACCGGAGCGCAATTAAGGCTGCGGGCTGATGCTCGTGGTGCAGTTCGACGTGGTGGTGCCCGATTCTTCGGTTAATGGTTGAAAGCAAAACTGAACAGGTCACGACCTTCCTGGCTGCTCTAGATAACGGGCACCGGGAAGGCTTCATGACCTACGCCGAGCTGACCTACTCGATCTACGAGATTTGGTTGTATGCCTCGGTGCTGGGCTATCAGGGCAGCTTTACGGCTCTTGCTGAGTGGGTTGGCAAGCACTACCCGAAGCTGAACAAGCGACAGCTGATGCTTGCTGAGATCGTCAAGCTCGAGGCTGACATCGACTTTCTGCGGCAACAGGTTCACGCTGACCTCGTGAAGCCTGACGCTGCTGCGACGAGGATTGCTCACTTGTCAAAGGAGCTTCGTGGTCATGTCGTGGAAGTCGACAAGATGACCAAGAACTTCGATCGCCGTGGCTTGATCTTGTCTGGTGCTGACAAGGTGATGCGTGAGCTGCGTGCAATCTTCAAAGGTAATGACGATGTGACCGAAGCATTGGACTTGGCTTATGAGAGCGTCTGGGCTGCATTAACTGACGAGAAATAGCCAAAAAATTTCTGATACCTAAAAACGCCAGAAGCTAAGGGGAGCCTACTTTTCTCACTACAGTGGGAATATGTCAAACGCCTCGATTGCGCTCGCTCGTCGTAGAAGTGCGCAGCTTGCCGCTAAGTCAATTCAAAAACAACCTGAGGTCGAGGTAACTCCTCCTCACGTATTAAAAGCAAGAGACAACTTCGCCTACTTCTGCGAGCTGATGGGTAAAGCCCCGGCTCGGCATATGAAGGATTGGCATCACGCCTTTCTGACTGGGCAAAGCAATGAGCACCTGCTGGACATCGCAGGACCCAACACATGCCTACTGAGTCCGCGGGGCTCAGCCAAGTCAACAGTGATTGGCATGCTGGTCGCTTGGCTGATCGGTAGACATGCCCTTGCCAAGAAACTCCTGAGAACGTTGTACGTTTCGTATAACGTCGACGTGGCACGGAACAAGAGTGCTGCGATCAAGAACCTGATAAGCAACAAGGAATATCAGGAAATTTTTCCGACAGTTCGTTTATCGAAGGCCCGCACGAGCGATGAGCTCTGGTCCATTGACTTCGACTTTGCGGAGATCGACGTCAGGGGTGAGGACGCCTTCACGGTGGCTTGCGCAGGCCTGAAGGGCACCATCACCTCCAAGCGGAGTTCGCTGATCATCGTTGATGACGCGATCAAGAGTGCTGCTGCCATTGCCAACCCGGACATCCGCCGGGAGATGGAGACGAACTGGAACAACGTCATCGTTCCCACCATGTTCCAGGGGGCTCGAGCTATTGCCCTTGGAACCCGATTCCATTTCGACGACCTGTTCACTACGACCTTCTGCGAGAAGAAAGGCTGGAAGGTAATCACGCAGCAGGCCCTGAGCTACAGCGATGAAGGAGTGCCTAAGAGTTACTGGCCTTCGATGTGGTCAGTCAAATACCTGCTGAAATTGCAGAGCGAGGACCGTGCGGCGTTCTCGTATCAGTACCTGAATCAGCCCGTGCGAACGACGGAGCTGGGGATCTCGCCTGATCTGTTCGTCAAGGGTGAGGTGCCTGACACCTACGACATGATCGGCGTCGGCATCGACTTGTCTGCTGGCATGAGCGAGCGGAACGACTGGACGGTGTTCACGCTTGCGGGCCGTGTAGGCGACAAGGTCTACATCATTGACTACAGGCGCATGCGCTCGATGGGCAACATCGAGAAGGTCGAGGCCTTGTGCGAGCTGCTCCATGAATGGAACTTGCTCGCCGTGAATGACGAGGGCCAGTACTTCATGACGGATTCACCTGTTGTGATCTGGCCAGAGGTTGTGGCGTATCAGAAGAGCTTCGAGGGTGATTTGAAGCGAGTTCTGTTCAACGAGTGGCAGCTCTACAATCTAAGTATCAGTCCAGTTAAAGGATTTCGCGGAGACAAGCTCGCTCGACTTCGTGGAATTATCGGATTGTTCCAAGGCAAGAAGATCATCTTCAACAAGTACCGCGACTTCCGTTGCATGATTGATGAAGTGGTCAACTTCGGGCATTCACCTCACGATGATTGTGCCGATTCACTGAATATTGTTGTTCAGGGATTGATGCGCCGTGGGGGCGCACAAATTTCATGGGATTAACATAAAGGTATGAACCAGCCTAAATCCGAGCGCTTCCGCCGCATTCTCGAAGCTGCGCGAAAGCGTGACGGCGCGAGTGGGACTGACACGATGATCGTGAACAGTCACCTGGCTCAAATGCGGCTGTTCATGCTGCGCCAGGGACTGGAGTTTTATCCGGCGCAAGATACATTTGGCTTCCGCAAACAGTTCATCTCCCAGTTAGTGGAGGAGAACGAAATTGATATGCGGATGGAAGGCATCATTGATGACTTCCTGATTGATGGAAAGGGTCTTTTCTACTTCCGGCCGGTTAAGGACACCTACCGGCTGATGTGGTTTAGCAAGGACAACTACAGGGCTTACTACGACGCCCAGGGCGAGCTCGAGGAGGTCGAGCTGATCTACTCGTTCAATGTGCGCTCAGGGCTTGGACCTCTGACCCTGCCTGGGCAAGACGAGGGCAGCCAGCGCTACGTGAAGCTCTCGGTCAAGAGAGACGAGATCAAGGAGACGATCAATAACGAAAAGCCCAGCTTCGATTCGAACTCCAGCGTTCTTAATTACAGGCCTGGTCAGACCCGCACGCTGACCAACTCGCTGGGCTTCATCCCTGCTGTTGAGGCATACAGCACGATGCGCTCCACGGGCATGGATGCCACGGGCGACTTCGATTGGCTGGCAGAGCACATCGTCGTTCATGACGATCTGGTCAAGAACATCCGCACCAACATCCATTTCTTCGGAAACCCCACGCTGGTTTCAAGCCGTCCGAAGCACGACCTGATCGAGTCTGGTGATTCCGAGGGGATGCGCCCCACGATCAGCTCCCAGGCTGGTTTCTACTCTGCGAACCGTCCGTCTACACGGGTCTCGCAGCCCACAGGCAGTGGCTCTACGGCTGGCGGAAGACTGCCGAAGATCATTGCGAATATCGAGCCCACAGACCGGGCAATGTTCCTGACACCGGATGCTGTCTCCGGTGACCAGAACCTGTACCAGCGTCAGTACCGCGAGGAGCTGCGGACAGCACTGGGTGGCGTGGACGAGCTGGGTATCAGCTCTGGCGCAACGGCCTATGAAATCAAGTCCCTGTATGGCCGTGCTGCGACGACTGCCTCACGTCGTTGCCGTGGCTTGCTGACTTATGGATTGTGCAAGCTGTTCTCGCTGATCATCTTCCACGAAGAGAAGATCTTCCGTGATTCATTCAGTGCTGCAATCGGACTAGAGAAGCCCGTACCTCCGATTCGCGAAGACTTTGAAGCCGAAGAAGATTTTGCTACAGCTGTCGATGAATTTGGTGCAATCGAACAGGACTACAGAGCCACGCTAGATGCGTCGATTCGTGAAGCCGTTCAAATGGAGCAACTGCCGCAAGGTGTTGTTGGATTGATTCCAGATGGCAACCGCAAAGTTGAATGGCGTTGGAAAGGACCTGTGTTCGAAGACGGCACAGAAGATATACTGAACTCAAGCATTGTTGTTAGAAACCTCCAAGAGCTTGGAGTTAACTCCATTGAAGCTCTGAGGTATCTCTTCCCGGATAAAACCGATGAAGAGAGAAGCGCAATGTTAAGTGGCTATCCATTCCGAATGGCCCAAGCCACTCAACAAAGTATTGGCTCCTTCCTGTCGCTCATTGAAAACATGCGGCAGGTTCCGCATCCGCAAGCACCTGACTTACCGCTGCTTGCTGATCCAAAGCTCGACTTGACGCCATATGTCTACCGAGCTCTTGATTTCTTGAAACGAGAACTGACTTATGCAGGACAGTATTCAGACTCCACAGGCAGCGGTGACCCCGCAGCCCTCAATTCCATCGAGCGCGCCCGCGCCGACGCAGGCTTACCAATCAGCACCGGCCCAGACCGCCCAAGTTTCGAGCCCGACTCCTTCGGTGCAACAGCCGGTGGACCAGGCTCCGCAGGCGTATCAACCCCAGGCGGAACCCCAGGTCAACCCATGGCAGGAGGCATTCAATCGCCTCAGCGCCAGCCTGAGCTCTCAGCAGAGCTCCCAAGCCCAGGTGCCCTCCTACGGGACGACCCAACAGGCGCCGACCGCGGCTTATCCGCAGGCTCCCAGCTCCCCGTCACCGGTGAGCTATCAGAGCGCGCCTTCGACTTCGGGGATGCAGACCTATCTGCCCCAACAAACGCAGGCCTATTCCCAGGAGATTCAGGCACCGGCGCAGAGCTACAGCAACGTCGAGACGCAACAAAGCAATCTCGCGAGCGACGAGTATCTCGCAAACGTCAGCGCAGAAAGTCTTGAAGTTCTGAACCACTTCGGAGCCGAGGCGCCAGCTCTACTTAACAGGTACGCGTGCACGGTGGAGGATGCGTTGATCCAGCAGGCTGAGCAGACCGCTGAGCAGATCGCCAAGGTCGAAGAGCTTGTCTCCAACATGGAGACGGCCAAGGGTGTCATCACCGCAGCTGCTGAAGACAATGCGGCTTATCACACGATGATGACTGACCCTGACTTGCTCTCTGAGTACGTCAACGACTTCTTCGGTCCTGAGGGTCCTTATCCCGTGGAGACTGCTGAAGACCGCCTCGCTGCTGAAGTCGCTGCAAACGACACCCGTTTCCAGCCTCAGCAACAGCAGGCCGCTCCTCAGTTCGAGCGTCCCCAGATGGACATCCCGACTCCTGGCACTCAGGCATCTGCTGGCTCTGATGACTTCTGGGCCAACTTCGCTGCCATCAGCGAGAAGAACCCCTCTGCTGCTTGGCAGATCTTGAGCCAAGCAGGCCCTGACGCACTGCGTAGCAAGGTTCTGGTTTCCGAAGGTTGATCCACGCGGCCCCTTTTTAGGGGCCTTTATCTATGAACATGCCACCGATGAATCCTGATGCTGCTCGCATGAACAGCATGGGAGCTGACCAATATCAAATGAGTCAGGCCATGCAGCAGGAGCAAGCTCGTGGTGCTCAAAATGCTATGACTCAAAGCACACAGGCCGTCGCACAAGTTGACCGTTTCACCGATGAGATGCAGTCAGCACAGGCAGCTCAAGAGGCTCGTGCTTCCGACTTCTTGAATGCACGGATGGCTGCATTGAAGAATGCCACCACTGGTAATCAGGGTGAGCAAGCTTTACGCGAGATGGATCAGCAGCAGCTTCAGGCATTGGTTGATAGCCTCTGAGGCTAAGAAATCATTAGTATTTGTGTATCGAATCACTCGATCTGATGCGCTTAGCTGGCGGTAAAGACGTCAAATCTGCGTTTTCGGGTCTCTTCGAAGAGGACACAAATACTGGTGATTTGGATAAATTTATGGAACTGTTTGCGCTTTTGAGATCCAAAGGCATGGGCGATAAAGATGCAGAGCACTATGCGATGCAGATGCTCAGCGGCAAGGAACCAGAAGCGCAGCAATCCATAAGGTTTGCAGGAGTGTATGGCGAGCAATCAGACGGCTCTCGACCTGGCGTGTGAGCTGATTGAAAGCTTCGAGGGTGAAGAGCACAAGGCTTACTTAGACCCGACAGGCGTCCCAACCATTTGCTCTGGGATAACGAGATACCCGAGCGGTATCCCCGTGCGCATGGGTGATGTTTGCACCGAATCGGTGTGCAAGGGATATTTGCGTGAATGCTTGAGGACTGAGCACCTGCCGGAACTGGAGGTTTTGCCCGGCTGGGAAACACTTAGCCCAGCAAGACAAGCAGTGCTCATGAGTTTTGCTTGGAGCGTAGGAGCAAACTTCTACGATGAGATGGGCTTTGAAGATGTCAGCAGAGTCCTAAAAGATGGAGCCATGGACCCCGGCATTTATCGGGACATGCGCAAGGCCCTAAACAAGCATGTTCGTGCTGGGAATGAAAAACTCCTTGGTCTTGTAAGGCGCCGTCGTCATGAAGCCGATGTATGGGACATGGAGCAAAACGACGCAATTGAATTCGTAGCCGCTCAAGGCACCTTTCTAAAAAAGGCCGCCATCGAGAACATTTACCTATCAAGTGACGGAAAGCAGGGCATGGATCACGGAGACGTGATTGAAGTAGCCCACCTCGAGGAGATCCCCTGCAGTAGTCATGCATGGGTGACTCTGCGTGGCTCTGGAGAGCGCTGGGCGATCTACCTGCCCCATTGGCTACCCAAGAGCGTCAATGAGTCCCTCAGGGCCGTACAGACCTCTTCAGGGATTGATTGGAATGACTTCGGCGCGTACGTCGGCATGTACATCACTGTTGGCGAGGTGTTGCAGTACGACGCGCGACGTCGACCCCGTTCAGGGAGCGCTGAGGAGAATGAGCTAATCAAGCTCTGCGAGGAATTCGATCGTCTCCGGATTGCATGGGGAGACTCCGTTGGAGTTGCCAGTGGCTACAGGCCTGAGCCAATCAACACCCAAGTTGGCGGCGTCAAGAACTCCCTGCACACCAAGGGTATGGCTCTGGATATCTATCCAATGAATGGAGAGATGGACAAGTTCTACAAATGGCTGAAACCTCGTTGGTGCGGTGGGCTGGGCGATGGCCGCAAGCAAGGCTTCATCCATATCGACACGAGGGACCAGGGGCATTTCACGAGTCGCCCCGAAGTCCGTCCTGCCAAGTGCTGGTCGTATTAGTCGCGTTGACGCCAGTCGTCGGTCTTCTCCTGGGAG